TTATAATGGAGATAGGATATGCCAAGGAGAACTGGTTCGATGTGAAAAATATACATTGGATGAGTCTGATGAACCACCCGCTCAGAAAACAGATAGAGAAGGTGGATTTGGTTCGACAGGTGTATAAGTTATATACATCTCTATTTTTAACTTAATTTAACGGAGTATATATGTTAGATAAAGCAGTAGGATGGATGCGCAGCCTTACCGAAGCTGGAATTGCATTAATCGCGTTAGCCGTGGTTTTGCAAATTATTTGGCCCGGAGCAGCAGCTATTCCTTTTATTGGCGTAGACATTGTAGGTAACGTTCTCGCATTAGTTGCAAAACTTGGCGCAGAAGGTCTTGTAGGTCTAATCGCAGTTTGGGTTCTTTGGGGCATTTATAATAAAGGCGCCTAAGGGTCTTGACAATTTCAAAACTTATGTTATAATATAAGTAAGTGAAATTTATATTATGGAAACAAAATTGTGGGGATTTGATCTCTTAATTGAGTGGATGATCCCCACTCTTACATTGTAAATAATTATGGAAGATATTGAAGATTATCAATTCAAATTGTTAGTTGTAGGAGCTGGCATTTATGAGGCAAATTCTCTCAGCCAATTAATTTGGATAGTTATAAAACATAGAATTGGACACTTTCTCAACGGAGAAGGGTTCATTGACTGAGATTGTCCATAGTGGAAATCTCTTTTACACAACGATTGCTCAAGCGAAAGAGAATCGTTATTTTATTAACCTCGCTTTATAAGGAGGAATTATGGTACTTCGCGCAGCACACACCCCTTTAAATTTTGGTGATTTAGAAAAAGTTCTAGGATTTTCTGTAGGATTTGATTCAATGTTTGATCGTTGGGAATCGGTTTTTGATTTCAATACGGCTCAGAACAATACAAAATATCCCCCATACAACATTCGGAGAGAAGGAGATGAAAAATATTTCATCGAACTTGCGATTGCTGGTTTTAATGAGGATGATTTGGAAGTTTCATTACAGAATCAAGTTCTTAATATTCGTTCTAAGAAGGAATCGGATCAGGAACCAGAAAATAATTATGTACATCGTGGAATTGCTAAAAGGCAATTTGAAAGAGAATTTACATTATCTGATGACATTGTAGTTAAGGGTTGTGATTTAACAAATGGAATGTTAACCATTGAACTTGAAAAAATTATTCCAGAGGAAAAACGAGCACGTTTGATTCCTATCGGAAATAAGAAAATCAAGTCAATCAACTAATTGACATTTGATGCGCCCATCAGTACATTGTACTGGTGGGCATTTTTGTTTTTACTATATAATATAGAAACAAAAAAACTCACATTAGGAGAAAAAAATGTGTCCACAAGGAAATGAACAATGTAGTAATCCAGATTGCACATGTGATCCATGCATGTGTAAACCAGAAGCATGTTGTAGTGATCCTAATACTGAATGCTATGAAAATAATTAATATGAATTGAAAGGAATATTATGGGTGTATTAGCAATGGGTTTGTTTAACGTACTCTCAGGATTAGTAGTAGATAAAGCTACAGACCTAGCAAAAGAACACGTTGAACAAATGATAGATGAAGTATTGCCAGATAATGCTAAAAAAGAATTAGATAAGATTATAAAGGCAGATCCAGCACATGTATTTGATACTGCAAAAGATGCATTACAAGGGGCTGTTGAAGGAAAATGTCCCATTCCATTGAAAGATGGAACTTTAAAACCAATAGAATTTAATATTAAAGTTACTTTTGATCCTGCTACTGGATCATTAGACATTGATAAAAATTGAAAATATTAATTTTCGGATTATCGGGTTCAGGTAAAACTACTTTAGCAAAAGAATTGGCATATCATTTTCAATTACCACATTATAATGCCGATACAATGAGAGAATTTTATGATGATTGGGATTTTAGTGAACCTGCCAGATTTAGATCCGCACATAGAATGGCACAATTTAAATTCGGAATTTTAGATTTTATTTGTCCATTAGAAGAATTACGTAAACGTATTAATCCTACATTTGGTATTTGGATGGATACAATTAATGAATGTGAATATGAAGATACTAATAAAATGTTTGAGAAACCAAATTTGTGGAGGTCCACGGAAAAGTTTAATAATATAAGAATAACAAAATGGATTGGACAAAACCAACTACTCAACTCCTTGGAAGGTTTCAACCCTGGCATCAAGGGCATACAGAACTTTTTAAACGGGCCCTTTCAAAAACTGGCCAAGTAGTAATTTTATTAAGAGAGCAGGATGGAACTGCCGATAATCCGTATACTACAGAACAACGGATTAATTTTATCAAAGAAGCATTAGCTCTATATGAAGGTAAATTTATAGTTATTAGTGTCCCAAATATTGTACATATAACCTATGGCCGGAAAGTGGGTTATGAAATTGAATTAGAAATCTTTGAAAAGGAAATAGAAGAAATTTCCGCAACAAAAATTCGTGAACAAGATAAATAAAAAGGAAAATTATGGCTGATATAATAAGATTATCAAAGAATTTCGCTCTAAAAGAATTAACAAGAAGCTCAACAGCAGAAAGATTGCGAGTAGATAATTCACCTAATGATTATCATCTTGTGAATTTAACACATCTTGCAATTAATGTTTTACAACCAGTAAGAGATCAGTTTGGTGTTATTACGATTAATTCTGGTTATAGAAGTCCCGCACTAAATGCAAAAGTAGGAGGATCAAAAACGAGTCAGCACTGCAATGGTCAGGCGGCCGATTTTGAATCTTACTCCACATCAAATCCAGATTTAGCAAAATGGATTTCTAAGAATTTAGATTTTGATCAACTAATTTTAGAATTTTATGATGGTAAGGATCCTAATAGTGGATGGATTCATTGTAGTTACAATTTGATGGGAAATCGTAAATCAATATTGACGGCTCTCAAAACTAAAAGCGGAGTTCAATACAAAAATGGATTCGTTTCAGTATAAAATAGAAGAAATAGCAATTAAAATTTATCTTCAAGTACTTTTTACATTGGGTGCCTTTAAAGGCCGATCATGGGTTGACAAACACATAAAACTGTGTTATAATAAATTAGATAAGTTAAATAGTGATTATGATAAAGTTACAAGAAACAGTTGGTACCCTAAAAACTAAATGTCTAAATTTTATACTAACGTAGTATGTCTCGGTAATTATATTTTCGAAAGAGGAATTGATAATGGAGTTCCCTTTGAACAAAGACATGAATTTAAACCTACCCTATACATTCCTACCAAAACTGAAACTGAATGGCGTACTCTTGAAGATGATCCAGTAGCTCCTGTTCAATGGGGCACTATTAAAGAAACTCGCGAATCAGTAAAGAAATATGAAGGCGTAGATAATCTAAAAATCTACGGACATACAAATTATAATTATTCTTTTATTGCTGAAACATATTCAGAAAATATCGATTACAATTTAGAACATCTTAAAATGATGTTTATTGATATTGAGGTTGCTTCTGAACAAGGATTTCCTGATCCTGAAAACGCATCAGAAGAAGTCGTTGCCATTACTACAAAAATGGGTGATGATATTCAAGTTTGGGGATGTAATGAATTCAAGAATGGTCAAGAGAATATCACATATAACAAATGTGGAGATGAACGACAATTATTAGAACAATTTGTCATGTATTGGCAACAGAATTGTCCTCATGTTATTTCTGGTTGGAATACTAAAACATTTGACACACCTTATTTAATCAATAGAATTCGAAATATATTAAGTGAAACATGGGTCAAGAAACTCTCGCCGTGGGGATTTGTTAAAGAACAAAAAATCTTTGGTATGGGCGGTCGTGAAGTTCAGACTTATGAAATCTATGGTGTATCAGAAATTGATTATTTAGATGCCTATAGAAAATTTACATATATTACTCAAGAGTCATATAGATTAGATCATATTGCCTATGTAGAATTAGGACAAAATAAACTAGATTATTCTGAAGTTAATAATTTACATGAATTATATAAACAAGATTTTCAAAAGTTTATTGAATACAATATTCAAGATACATTATTGGTCAGTCGCCTTGAAGATAAATTAAAACTTTTAGAATTGATTATTTCTCTGGCATATTTGTCAAAGTGTAATTTCACAGATGTATTTGCTCAAACAAGAATGTGGGATTGTATTATTTACAATCATCTTTTGAGAGAAAAAGTTGTAATTCCACAAAAGCAAAAACACAGTAAAGGTGATATGTATGAGGGTGCCTATGTCAAGGCTCCACAATTAGGTATGCATAAATGGATTGTTAGTTTCGATTTGAACAGTCTATATCCACATTTGATTATGCAATATAATATTTCACCAGAAACTATTGTAGGATCTTGGAAAGATGAAATAGGAGTAGATGGTCTTGTAAATAGAGAATTTAATACAACAAAATGGAAAGAAGAAGATATTACTGTTACTCCAAATGGCTCGGTCTATCGTAGAGATAAACAAGGTTTTCTTCCACAGTTAATGGAGAGCATGTACAATGATAGAGTGAAATACAAAAAGAAGATGTTAGATGAACAGAAAAAAGGAAGAAACGCAGACAAAAATAAGTTATCACAATATCATAATTATCAATTAAATTTAAAGATTGCATTAAACTCTGCTTATGGAGCAATGGGTAATCAATGGTTTCGTTATTATGATGAACGTAATGCAGAGGCAGTAACTGCTGCAGGTCAGTTATCAATTCAATGGGCAGAGAATGCAGTAAACAATTATTTAAACAAAACATTAGGTACAGAAAATGTTGACTACATTGTTGCTATGGATACCGATTCTCTATATGTTTGTCTTGATAGTCTTGTTTCTAGAATTGGTATTACCGATAAGGAAAAGATCATTGGATTCTTGGACAAGGCCTGTGGAAGAATAGAAGAAGTAATTAAAACCGAATATGATAAATTAGCTGAATATGTAAATGCCTATCAACAAAAGATGGTCATGAAACGTGAAGTTATTGCTGATACGGGTATTTGGACAGCGAAGAAACATTATATTCTGAACGTTCATGATTCTGAGGGTGTTCGATATGAAGAACCGAAATTAAAGATTGTTGGCATTGAAGCAATTAAAAGTTCCACTCCAGAAGCATGTAGACAATCACTTAGAGAAATTTTCAATATTATTTTATCAGGTACAGAAGATGATGTGATTAGTTATATTGAAAAGTTTAAAGAGAAGTTTTTTGGTTTGAATATGGAAGCGGTAGCATTTCCTCGTTCTGTTAATGGATTAAAAAAATATAGAGACCCGGCAACAATCTACAAAAAATCAACTCCAATTCATGTTAAAGGTTCTTTGATTTATAATCACATGCTCAAAACTAATAATTTAACAAGAAAATA